CTAGCCTGTTTTCTTGTGGGGCATGGATGGGGCAAAGTCTCCTAATTTTTGGTTGAGCATTGCAATCTGCTCTCCGTTATTGTCGTTCATCCAGGTTCCATAAACTGAGTAAACCATCTGGGCTGAAGTGTGTCCCATTTGGCTGGCTATGAAGTTTGGATTGGCCCCTGCTGAAAGTGACCAGCACGCATATGTGTGCCTCGATTGGTATGCTTTGCGATGCCTGACACCTGCCCGGCGCAAAGCTGTATTCCATGACTGGCCAATCGAAGAGACGGAATAGTAGGTTCCGCTACGGCTGTTAATGGCGCTGACTTGTGGGTTAAAAACGAAGGTGCAATCTTCGATGTCCTTTTTCCCATACTCACGCAGAATAACTTCTATATCACGTAAAACATCTATGGCTGGCTGTATGAGGTGGATTTCTCTTGTCCCGGCATTGGTCTTTGGTGGCGTAAATTCATGAACCGTTGTCAGGTTGCGTTTAACCTTGATAGTTCCAGCTATCAGGTCAATGTCTTCCCACGCAAGGGCGCATAACTCACCATGGCGCATGCCAGTATAAACAGCCAGTGACCATAAGTTAGCAACCTGACGGTGACTGCATACTGAAATGATCCGCAAAAATTCATCTCTGGTTATTGGGTCAGGCTCAGCTTTTGACTTGCGCAAAGGCCTCAGGTTAACCATTGGGTTAGATGGCAAATATCCATTATCATGACCGAACTTCAATACTGAACCCAGATCACTCATGTGTCCGTTTACCGTTCTGACAGACCTGCCAATTTTCTCCATCTTTTTACCACGTCCAAGTTGCTGGACACCGGTCAAAAGTGAATTTCTCAGCCTGATAAGGTCTTCCGTTCTGATTGATGAGGCGATCATCTTCTCACCTAATGCGAGCAGTGTTCCTCGCATTCTCGATTTATACCGGCCCAGGCTATTAGTCGATAAATCTACCTCCTTCAACTCAATCCACTTTGCATAAAGCTCCCCAATAGTGAACTGTCTTGAGGCAATCCCAAACTTCCGTAAATTCGGAGATGAGGGGAATTGCTTCTGGTAGTCGAAATTCCCCGTCTTAATTGCGTATACAACTGAAGCCCTTAGTTCTCCAGCAACCTTCCTGTTTTTAGCTGTGTCCGGCACGCCCAAAGCTTCCCTTGCTCTCGTCTTTTTATACATGAACCAAACCCGCAGAAACCCTCCATGGCTTTCTACTCCAGTTGGATATTTTATCTCAACCACATATCACCTCCGCTTTCAGTGGACGATCAGGTTATGCTTTCTTGCGGACTAAAGCATCAGGCTGACTTGCTGCCTGACGCTCGATCCATTGCTCTATAGCCAGATGATTGTACATGCACTCGCTGTTTGGCTTTGGATCCCCTTCAGGAGCAAAGTGCAGATATTCGCGACCTTGTAACCATGATTTCTCTCTGGCGCGTTTTATTGTACCAGGGCGTAGTCCGGTAATTGTGATGAGGACATCTTCCGTTACCCACTTAGCGGGCGTTAACTGAGTGACTTGTGACATTGTTACCTCTCTTCAAATTGGCCGTTGAGCACGCCAATCGTCCACAGGAAATCGACCAGTCGGTAGATCGGTTTAATGGGCTGATAGTGGCGCTTAATGATCGGGCCGGAAAGTTTATCGAATGGTGTTTTGGGGTTGGCCGCGACGGCCTGGTGAAGTTCTTCGTTGCATCTCCGCGCAGCGTAGCGCAGGGCGTTGCGTTCCTGTTCTGTCACGATTACACCTGCATAAAATTGACCGCCTGATAGTGGCCGGTACCAGCTCTATATCGTTGAACGGGTTTTCATTACCCCAGTGATGCCAAGCAGCTGCGTCACCGCGGCTGAACAACTCAATGCGGGCGACCGACCCATACAGCTCTTCCAGACGAAACCGCACCTCTGCGGGCTTTTCGCTATGCTCGCCGCGGCAACTGTGAACGACCTGCTTAACGCTGGCGCTGACACGTTCAAGCCCGGCGCCGCGGATGGCGATCAGAACGTCCTCACTGTTCCCTCTGGTGTAGTTGCCCCCGTTCATCACCGTTTCTGCACTCAGCGCATCCAGAAAATCTTCAAAGTCGAGCATGGTTTGATCTGCCAGAGCTCGTTCTATGCGGCCGCGCGCCTGTTCGTAAAGCTTGACCCACGTGAAGCCTTTCATGGTCTTGACCCTGAAGCCCCATGCCTGCGCCAGCTCGACAGCCTCGGCGGCGAAGTTGCCGGTGTACCACATCGCAAGGACCGCGTTGTCGGCGGCAATTGACCAGACCGGCAGGCGTTTAATATCTTCAAGCGTCATGGTGCAGTAATGATCGTCAGCGGCGCCGTTGCTGATTTTGTTGCTGTATTGCCACGGCGGATCTGCATAGATGAGCTGATACATCAGGCCGGTACCCCGCATATTTTCGAAAGTGAACGATGGTGATTCATGACCGTTGCCACGTATGACGCTTTCCGGTTCATCACCTCAATGGCGTAGTTACGATCAGCGACGCGCACCTGGTACGTTTCGCTATTCTTACGTCGGGCGTAATCGCCGTATTTTTGCTGGTGGCAGCTCAGCGCTGTTTCGGCCGCCTGCTTTTCTTGCGGCGTAGGATTGCCGCGAATGATGTGGCGCATGGCTTTCTCCAGGCGTAAAAAAGGCCGCCGATTGGCAGCCTGATTGTTAGTCGAAAAATCTCACTGGCCTTGGCCGCAGACTGGCTATCACATCTGAAATAACACCTCTATCTACGCCTATTTTGTTAGCAACTATAAATAAAGCGTTACGCCCAGTTTGAGGGTCAACCTCTTCAATGCGAGAAATAGAAAAGGCTTCATAAACCTTTCTATCCAGGTCATGGACTTCAAAGTTAGCTGTCTCAGAAACAACAGGATGGATGAACGGTTCTTGTCCTTCTTTAAACACAACGCAATCGAATGACATGCATAATTCCTTCTGGAGGTTATTGATTTTTTGTTTCAACTTCCATCTTACCCAACGTCGTCTTCTTCGCTCTGTGATGTGCCAAGCATTCACGAAAGTATTCACGCAGATGCTCAGGCTGTTCGCGCTCGATAATCTCAGCGACTACTGGCTGGTTGTATCGCTCTTTGAAAGTAACGCCACCCGCAGCTAAATCCGCGTTAACTTTATCTGGGTAGGTCAGCAAGATTGTATGACATCAGCGATAACCTCCCTTTTTCTGAACGCAGTCTACTGAATAAATAACCTTTTTGTCGTCGCCCTTTAAAGCTAGGGAGCTTTCTATCTTATCAATGGCCTTATAGCAGGCAGTGCTGTCATCAAACTCAGCGGACATAGGAGATAGTGTTCCGTTGGGGCTTAGCAAAATCATAAGTAATACGTACATAGAATATCCTCATGTCTTTTGAGACATTCTAAAGCAGGGGATGGGATTGATCATTGATATTGTCGGATTCCGTACCAGGAACATCACTCATTCTCTGTTTTAACGCTGCCTCTAGCTGTTCGAGGAGCGCGACTACATCAACGCCTAGGGATTTCCCGATTTCCAGAAACAATACCTTTGTGTCGTTCAGGCTGCGCTGAATGCTTGGGCCGCTTTCATAGCCCAGCGACAACCTGCAGGTCATGCCGTGATGCTTATTCAATTCGCACCAGATGTTTAATCGTTCTGCGACGCCAAGGCGCTCATTACCGCAATTGTCATGAACGACCAAGCGTTGGCGGAGGTCTGTAATGTTTAACTTTTCCATCTTGGAACCTTTTTCAGACGTAAAAAAGGCCGCCAGTTGGCTAATGCCGGTCACTTAAGCATTTTTATGAATACAAATTCATTTTTGTGCTTCAAAGGATAATGAAGGAATCAGGCTTATAGCGCTATTTTTCTTCATCGAAGGCCCAAATTCACGGGCCTCATTTCCTTAAGTGACCGGCATTAGCCAGTTGGCAGCCTTATGTGTTTTCAGTGATGTTCAGTATTATTTTGATTTCAGAACTATCCTTTTCCACCAATTGCTCGTAACAACAGGGTAAATAGAGGCAATAACTGCAGATGTGAATAAGGCCCTATAAGCTATGTTCGGTGAGAATGGAATGCCAAACAAAGCACATTGAAATAAATAACAAATGACAAACAACACGAATACCTTGAGTGCTTTCATCATTTTGTCTCCTTAGGCTGAAAATCCATCTTACTATTAATCATCAACGGCAATCGGTAGATTATATCTTTCTTATGCCACTTTTGCGCAAGCAAGTCTTGATATATTGAAAGCTCCTGTGAATTTGCTGAATAAAACACGCGGTGACCTACTCGCCAAGATATGTGATTTGGCCTTCTTTCAGCACGTTGTTCAGAACGTTATTGGTCATGCTGATAAGCAGGTCAAGGCTTGCATCTAATCCATTAGCTGAGCCTCGCAGCGGTATATATCCTGGCGTTGCTGCCGTCGCCTGAATAACAAGATTGGTATCAAGTAGGGTATCAGAAACGGATGTTCTGGAGTTTGTTAACTCAATGTATGGCGCAGTTCCTGTATTGCCATTAAATGCCACCATTCTGCGCAGGTCCATCTGAAGCTTAGATGCTCCAGATGGATTACCAGTCAGCGAATTTGCTGCGAATGTCATGAAGAATCGGATATCAACAATTGCATTCATATAGTCAGGGATGTTGTACAGGAACAGCAGGTCAGTAGAGGGCTTAGTTGATACGCTCTTGTTTGTGCTGACTGTCTGTGCGCTTGATTTATCACTGAGCATCAGGTCAGCAGGACGCACGTACTTCAGGCGCGGAATATAACCTTTTACAGTGTTGTTCTGGAAGTAAACGAGTGGGAACTGGTCAGTGTAAAATTTGAATGATACTGGCTTGAATTTAAGTACGTTGCCAGAGGCGTTCAGGTTGCCAAAGTAAACTTCTTGAATGCAGTTGCTTGAGCTGACATTATCGAAAGTTGCATATTTAGCACGAATGCCTATGGCCTGGTCGCAGCCAACAGCCGTAACACCATCAATCATATTGGGCTTGGTTGTATCATTGAACGCCGTGAGTGTGAAGTATGTAGCAACCGCTGTTACAGCGTTACCGATGTAAATGTTCCTGACTGACGTTCCACGGGAGTTATTAATTAATACACCCTCAGATGAAACGGTGCGGCCAAGGTTAGGTATGAAAATATCGGTAATCTCACAATACTCGGTCGCGTTGGTTGCCACTCCTGAGCCGTTTTGCGTGCCAGCAGTAATTGGCTTAGATTGTTTAGCTCTCCTTATTGAGCAGTCACTAGAGTTGGCGATGAATCCGATGGAGTAATATGTCTTGCTCTGGTTTGGGTTAACTACAACTAAGTCATAAGCATGGCACTCATAGTTTGATGGTGTTTCAGGGCTTACGTCTGACCCCATACCAATGAGCTGAGTCCACCCCTCACCCCAGATGTTATACACAGAGCAATATTGACTGTTGACCATGTTAATGCCGTAGCCACCATCAAGTGTTGTGCCAGTATATTTGGCAACGATATAAAGGTCATGCACCGAACAGTTATGAGACTGAACGAAGCTTTGATTATCGCGAAGGAATGCACCAATAACAGGGTTAACAAATGTTGTATCGGTAACTGACGCATTTGGGAATGTGCCAGCGTTATAGTTTGCTATTGCCTTATCGCGATTTACTTCATAGCTTGAGCCAATGACGATACAGCCGCGACCGCGCATTGAAAGCGTTGGATTCTCCATGACGATTCTGCATGAAGGTCCAGTACCGAACAGTTCGGTGTTACTAAAAAGAAATACTGGATATGTCCATCGGTACTCTACCGCAGGAGTTGGCACGTATACGCGCGCGCCACCCATTAGGTAAGCAGCATATACCGCCCGTTGGAATGCTAGGCAGTCATCGGTTACTCCGTCGCCAGTTGCCCCGAAGTCCATTACGGACAGGGTTTCTTTTCCCTTTTGAATCAGGCTCCTCAGAACGCTACCAGTAAGTCCGAGATTGACGTCTACTGATTGTGATCCTGATGATAATGCGTTTGATAGTGCAGTGGTTAGAGCTTCGGACTCCGCCTTTGAGTAGACGTCTAGGTTTGCACGCGCAGATGATGAGCTGGCGATATCAGCCAAGTTTTGGCTCTTAGCCATCGCTCCGCCCACCAAGTCCACACCATTATCTGCTAATAGGGATGACAATACAGCATCAGAACGAGCCTGACTTTCGTCCTTGCTATCAACATCAAGGTTGGTTCTTGCTGACGATATACTTGCAACATCATTAAGATTTTGCGCCTTATCCATAGCGCCATTTACAAGCGACACTCCGCCTGGAGCGCCAAGGAGGGAAAGCACATCATCTACAGGGGCATCATTGGTCAGTAGATAATCATTAAGTGTGCCGTCGACCGAACCATCAAGGATAGTAATCACGCCAACATTAATTATTCTGTTTGCGTCGTAGTTGATAAATACTTTAAACGAACCAACTGGCAGCGTGAGTGAGTAAGAACCATCGCTTCCGGTGGTCAATGATGAAGTTGCATGAAATGTAACCTGCTCAGAGTTTCGAACAGCTTCAAATGTGATTTTGGCGCCAGCAATCGCTGTTCCGTCTGGTGTCTGCAAGATTCCTGATAGAGTGGTCATTGTTCCTCTCTATACCGTAGGGTTTTACAAATTATATCACGCGATAGGTTGATTTACGGACAAAGAACAGCCGCTGAATCAGTTAGAAAATCATAAGAGGGGCTGCGGTACGTAACCTGCCGGTCGTCCCAGTACACCCTCCTGCGAGCCATTATTCGTCTGCCTTTGAATAGGCTAATCGCATGGCCTGATTCAGTTCTTTATACCGACCTAAGCCGTACAGCTTCACCCACGGATACCAGTTCGCCGCTACTGCGGCCCAATAAACGCCATGGTTAATGCGCATTTCATCAACGAGAAATTCATAGCTGGGCATGGCAACAACGAGACCGACGCAACGGCCGAAATCATCAGCATCGCGTGGATAGCTGATTTTCGGGCATCTTTGCCCCCACACGGCCGGATCGCCTTTCGATAACACCCATGCCATGTATTCGCTGCTCATCGAAAAGCTTTAACCTTATTTCTGGCTAGTATCAATAATCGCTGAGCCAGAATAAACAGGAGGAGTGCAGCCTTTCAGTTCGCCATACTCAACATTGCATTCAGAGTAACCACTACCTCTCTTGATGACTATTTCACCGTCATAATTTGATGAGCATGTGCCAACCTGTCCGCTATTAATCTCGCATAAAGAAACCTTTCCATCGCTTCTGAGTAGAGGGGCATTTTTCGTTGATGGATATGGCTGGCAATCGGAGAGATTGCCGACGTTGATACTGCACTGCAAGAGTTCCGCAAGTCCTGAAAAACTGGTGAGCATGCCGGTGAGCATTAATACAACGAAGATTTTATTTTTCATATACATGTCCTTATTGAGTAGTGTCGTCACTATAAAACACTTTCTAGAAGCTGCCGTTCGTAGCCTTTTTTATACCCTAAATTCGGTTGTGAGGACACTCGCAGCGATAAAGGTTTATTAATATCCGAGCAGGTATCACCACGGTCGCTGATTCCTGGGGCTGGATCACAATGTTGTATTTTATTGGTCTAAAAATGGTTAAATTCGCAAATATTGTTAAATGTCATCAGGATTAATCTGAGATGATGAATTCGCCCCTTCAAGAGCTAAGCCATTAAGAGTGCCGGAGATAAGCGCCGGGTGGGGCAGGCATTACATCTTTAATTACAGAAGTTATTTGAACCCGCCAATGTGCGGGTTTTTGCGTTTTTGAGGCTGCCAAGTTGGTGGCCTTTTCTCGTTTTGGCGGCAAGTCAATCAGCTAACCACTCATCCTTTCGCAAACGGACTGAGCCGCTAAATACCTCACTACTACGCACCCAACCGGCTGACCGGAGGGGGAGACTATGAAAATGGACCAAAGCTCAGGAAACATCGTCACGCAGTTCTTTGCGTGGTTCGCTGCGATAGCGGCTGCCTGCGGTTTCACCACTCAAGACATGGTTTACATGCTGTTTGGCCTCATCGGCGTGATCATTTCCTTTGCGTCGTATGTCAGTGGTCGCCTGGATGCCCGCAAGGCACGAAAGGAAAATGAAAAACGCACCAAAATCGTCAGCGACTATCTTGACGACGCGCGGGCTAAACCAGCTCACGAAAAGCCAGCCGCCGCGAAGGTGATCAGCGAAGCGCTTTTAAAAGCGGAAGGCTGATATGGCAAATATTAAAACCAAACTCAGCGCGGCAATGCTGGCGCTGATAGCTACTGGCGCTTCAGCACCGGTAATGATGGCTCAGTTTCAAAGTGAAAAAGAAGGCACCAGCCTTACTGCTTACGCAGATCGCGGCGGTGTCTGGACAATTTGCGGTGGCGTTACGTATGTGAATGGCCAACCTGTACTCCAAGGCATGAAATTGACGCGGACGCAGTGTGATGCTATCGACAGAGTAGAGCAGGCCAAAGCGCTGGCGTGGGTTGATAAAAACATTCACATCCTGCTGACAGCCCCACAGAAAGTCGGGATCGCGTCATTCTGTCCTTGGAACATAGGTCCCGGTAAATGCTTTCCCTCGACGTTTTACCGCAAAATTAACGCAGGTGACCGCTTCGGGGCGTGCGCAGAGATTAAACGCTGGATTTGGGACGGCGGGAAGGATTGCCGAATTCGGTCGAATAACTGCTCAGTCCAAGTCATCCGGCGTGATCAGGAAAGTGAACTGACATGCTGGGGGCTGGATGAATAATAACTTTTCGATTGCACTGGCTTTCATTGCGGGTCTGGCACTGGCCTGGTGGATTGAAGGCATGCGCTGGGATACTGACGTGGCCATTCTGAAACAGTCCCACACCGCAGAGCTGAAGAAAATAAGCGATCAGGCCGTGATTGACCTGACCAATCAGAAGAAGCGTACCGAAGCGGCACAAACGGCGCTGGCGGCGCTGGATGCCAAGCACACCAAGGAATTAGCAGATGAACAGGCAGAAAATGAGAAGTTGCGCGCTGATGTCGCTGCTGGTACTCGCCGGGTGCACATCGCGGCAGCAAATCTCGCCACCAGTCAGCTCATCAGGAACAGCACTTCCGGCACCTGCGGCGTGGGCGATGCAGCACAAGTCGAACTCTCTGGCGCTGGTGGACGGGCTGTTCTCGATCTCAGAGAGAGCGCCATCAAAGACAATAAAGTGATTGAGTACCTCAAAGAGTACATAATGCAGTCGGGTAGATTATGCAAAATTCAATGAATTTATTTTCCAATGATTCAAAGCAAGGCTGATGAAATTATAAATCCGCACAAGTTTCTTGATCTCGCAACAAAACAATAGGTTATTCTGGCTACTCATAAATTTCTTATAGGACATATTGTTATGGGATGGAAGCGTAATCCTTGGACTCATCTGTATGAGTGGGTCAGGTTCATGAGTCAAGAAGGCTTTGACGAAGCCAGAATGCTCAAAGCGTTCGAGATAAACGATGCCACTAAAATGGATCCATCTAAACCTGAAGATGTTGCACTTGCTAAGGTGATCATCAAAGATGCGTTGGGTGAAGTGGTCAACAAAAACTGGCCACAGTTTTAG